AAGTATACCGGCGGGAGTACCATTCCGAACGTCATGTTTGCCATGCTCAACGGGAAAACCACCGGTAATCCCAGCCCGGCAGTTTATACTTCCCTTTGGCCTAAGGTCGAAACTGCCCGTCTGGTGGGAGTCGTCTATGAGGTGGATGTTTCCGGAGTACAGGTGATAGAAAGCGTATTGCGTTCAGCCGGCGGCGGATGGGGTGAGAACATGGGCATGTATGGCAGTTCCGCTAGCACCTACGTGAAGTATTTCACGGATTCGCTCTGGGCGAAGCCCATTACCTCCATCGGCGGAACCGGTATGCTGATTTATCCCGGCTGTAAATTCGTTCTTTACGGCGTGCGGGCGTAAGGAGGACGGCCATGAACATGTGTGAAAATGGAGTGATTCGCCCAATGTCCCCGGAGGAAATCGCAGAACTGAACCGCTGGCAGGCCGAAGTACCTGAGTCGGAGCCTACCCCGGATGACCGCATTGCAGAGCTGGAAGCGCAGAATCAGGTGCTTACCGAGTGCCTGATGGAGATGTCGCAGATCGTGTATGCTTGAACATTCAGAAAGGATGGTGTTTATGATGGCTATGTTGTGGGCGCAGCAGATCATGCTGGGTAAAAAAACCTTTGCGGACGTTCCCCGGCTGCTGAAGGATAAGGTGAAGGAGATCCTCATGGATTCCGGCATGGAAGAACTGGTAACATTGTGACGGAGGACGGAGGGTGACAGTTGAACAAATTCAGTGCTTGCTCACTTATCTGGGCTACAACCCCGGCGCGGTGGATGGCGTTAACGGCCTGAAAACCGCGGCAGCGGTGCTGGTTTTCCAACAGCAGGAAGGGCTCCGGCAGGACGGCGTACCGGGTCCCGAGACGCAGGAGGCGCTTCTTTCGGCTGTAGCGACTGGACGGATATACACGCCCGTCATGGGGAATCAGTCGCCTGACTGGTGGGGGGATATCCGGTATTTCAAGCGTGATGAGTTCCGCTGCCCCTGCGGCCGGTGCGGCGGGTTCCCGGTGGAGCCGCAGGAATCCATGGTTCGCACTGTGGATGAGATCCGGCGGCGGCTGGGCGTGCCGGTTTCCGTTGTGGACGGCGGCGGCTCCGGCGTCCGGTGCGCGGCGCACAATGCGGAGGTCGGCGGCGTGGCCAATTCTCAGCATCTGTACGGGCTTGCCGCTGATCTGCACAGTGCCGCAAGTCCGGCGGAGATGAAAGCCGCGGCGGAGGAAGTTCTGGGACACACTGGAGGAATCGGGCTGTACGGCTGGGGCATTCATGTGGATACCCGGCAAGGATACGCTCGATGGAAAGGTTAGGAAATGAGGAATTATGGATGGACTTGGAGCATGAGCAAAGATTGACCGCTGTGGAGGAACGGTCGAAATCCAACAGTCACAGACTGGATAAACTGGAGGAATCCAACGAGGTCATCAGCCGGCTGGCGACCTCCATGGAGGTCATGGCAAACAAGCAGGAACAGGTCGCGGACACCGTTGACAAGCTGGACGGCAAGGTCACGGCTCTGGAACGGAAGCCGGGGAAGCGCTGGGACGGGTTCGTGGAAAAGCTGATCTGGGCAATTGCTGCCGCGATCGTGGGGTTCGTTCTGGCTCAAATCGGGCTGGGTTAGTTTTCAGGAGGGATGATTATGACTAGGGAAAAGGTAATCGCGTGGATCAAGGCCGCCGGGGTACGGGCGCTGAAAACCGTTGCGCAGACCGCCGCTGCGACCATCGGAACCGCCGCTGTGCTCGGCGACGTAAACTGGGTCATGGTGGGTTCTGCTGCCGCTCTGGCGGGGGTTCTGAGCCTGCTGACCAGTGTGGCGGGGCTGCCAGAATTGAAGGCTTGACCGCAGAATAGTTGTCCCCACCCCGGACGGTGCTAGGCCGTCTGGGGTGGGGATTTTTTCTGGTTGGAGAACGGTAGCTTGGAACGAACTGCGGCGGTAGACGGATGATTTCAACCCACAGCCCTACGGGCTGCGTCTTGAAATCATGGGACTCTCCCACGGCCTGAAAACATGCCACTGGCATGTTTTCTTAACGGCCTTTCGAGTCCCAATCCACCCCATAAAAACAGCACCATCCTTTGGATGGTGCTGTTTTTATGGGGTGGATAATGGGACTCGAACCCACGATCTTCAGAGCCACAATCTGACGCCTTAGCCAACTAGGCCATATCCACCATATTAAATTACTGAATGGCACGCCAGGAGGGACTCGTTAAATCAAGGAGCCGCTCGGTCAAGCCCTCGCGGGCAACAGTCCACCGGACTGTTGCATTTTATGGTTCGAGTCCTGAGAAAGACTTCAGCGAACCGCAATGCAACATTCTACCTGACGCTTGCAGCAAGTGGCACGCCAGGAGGGACTCGAACCCCCGACCTACTGCTTAGAAGGCAGTTGCTCTATCCGGCTGAGCTACTGGCGCATTTCTATGGAGCGGGTGACGGGAATCGGACCCGCGTATCCAGCTTGGAAGGCTGGTGTTCTACCATTGAACTACACCCGCAAAAGCCCATGACCTGACTGATTCAGCCATAGGATTTTACCATAATCACGCCAAGATG